GTGGCAACTGCATAGAGTGTATAGTAAAGGTGAGAAGGTGTCTGCATTCACGGTCAAAACTAATTCTCCTATCATTGAATCTTTGAACATTGCGCGAGGTAATAATTCAGTTAAAAGAACAGGGGGTAAATTATCTGAGTTGGAAGAATCATTTGAAAAATTCAAGACATTAGCTTTGTCTAAGAGCGATGGATCTTTCATGAGTGATGACATTTACACGATGATAGATGATGTTTGTGAAGATACAGAATTGGGGACAAGTGTGAGAAATATTATGCATGGTACATATGATTTCTTCAAGAACAGTAAGGTGCTATCATGGTTGTCCTTGATCACTGAAATATCTCATGCTATGAGCACAGGCCCTCGAATTAGACAAATTGTTAAGAAGAATGTAGGGGGTGTGACAGAGAAGTCCATGGTTTTTGCGTTACAAAATCTCTCCGACAGAGAAGGTGTGGTCATGTTCAATGTGGGACCTTTAACATTTGGGGAACAGAAAGATGTCACTTACTTATTACTTGGGAATTTGCTTAATTATAATTCTCCTTTTGTGAAGCAGCATTATAGTTCAATCACCTCACCATTGAGTATGTCACCTGCAATGCTGGATTGGTACACGTCGTCTTTTCATAAAACAATTAGCTGGGTGACACTATACTTAGAGGGGTGCCTATCATCTTATCCTGATAGAATTGAAGAAGCTAAAAGAGAAATAGTCATGCCATTATGCGTAACATTTTTGAATTCTAACACATTTTCTCAAGCAGCTGATCAATTGAGATATATTTTTGTTAATGGAGTAGGCTACACTTCAGGGATGTCACCATTATTTGAAAAGATTAACTGGTACACTCCGAAAACTCATATTGAAAAGTTATACATGATGAGAATGCTAAAGATGGCTGATATGTTAACATTATCCAAATCTATGAACTACACTGACAAACTTATGATCAGAGCTAAAACCAAACTAGTGGAGGACAAAGGCATCAACATGACAGTAAAGAACTTTGGATGGGCCATTGCTATGCCAGATGAAAGCAGTTATTATTTATCTATGCAACATACGTTTAATTCATTCTACA